TGGACTACGTTTCAAATTCTTATTTGGATCAGCGGAAGAGGGTGCGAAAGCATTTGACACACTTACTGAATTCGCAGGCAGAGTTCCTTTTAGTCTTGAAGAGATTTCTGCCGCTTCGGGTAACCTTGCTGTCGTTGCCGATGATGCCGCAGAGTTAAATGACATCTTAGAAATCACAGGTAACGTTGCGGCAGTATCTGGATTGGATTTCAGAACTGCTGGTGAGCAGATACAGAGAGCATTCGCAGGTGGTATTGCTTCAGCAGACATCTTTAGAGAAAGAGGTGTTAGAAGTTTATTAGGATTCAAGGAAGGTGCCACTGTCACAGCAGAAGAAACAAGGGCGGCATTCTTTAGAGTTTTTGGAAAAGGTGGCCAGTTTGGTGCGGCAACAGATGAATTTGCAAACACATTGGAAGGAACAATTTCAATGTTACAAGATAAGTTGTTCAAGTTCCAAGATGTTGCTTCAAGAGAATTTTTTGATGAACTAAAAGAGCAGTTAGGAGATCTTAACACGTTCTTTGAAGAGAACCAAGAAACAATAGACCAATTCGCAACTGAAGTTGGAGCAGGTTTAAGCAAGGCAGTAATAGGCACAGGTAAGGCAGTCATCTTCTTGAAAGACAACTTAGATGCTGTGAAAATTGCCATTGGTGCTCTATTGGCATTGAAAATTGTATTTGCCTTCAACAGCATAGCCACAGCGGTTGGCCTGACAACAGGAGCATTGAGAGGATTGTTACCTGTGTTGATTGCAACAGGCAAGGTGGCCAGAAGACATCCTTTAATAATTCTTGGCTCATTGGGGGCCATAGCAGGACTGGCTCTATTTGGAGATGAGATTGAAAAATTAACTTCTAAATTATTCGGCAATGCAGATGCATTAGATGATGCAGGCAAAAACCTAAATGATTACAACAGTGACATAGATGAAAATACAAGATTACAGAATTTAAACAACCACATTATATCAGGCACTATCGCGTTGTATGATGATTATACAACTGAGGCAATTAAAAATGCAAATGCAATCAAATACCAAAATGCACAAATTGAACAGCAAGGAATCAGTTTAGAAAAATTAAAAGGTGCAGACAGGAGTTTTGCAAGTAAAATAATGAATCTTGGTGAATCTGATATGGAGACATTAACCAGACAGCGAAGAGAAGATTTAGACAGAATTACTCAGATGGAAAACATCAACGAAAACACAAGGGCCGAATTGAAACTTAAAGTCAATGAAGAATATTTCAGAAAATTAAATGAGATGGACAAGAAAAGAGCACAAGAAAACAAGAGAAGGCAAGAAGAAAACATTAGGCTCATAAGACAAGGCAAGATTCAAGAAGTAGAAATTGAAAAAATGACCCAAGAGCAAAAAGGTGAAATGATCAGAGAAGCAGGCAGAAGCATTTTAGAACAACTGGCAACACAGAACAGAACGGCATTCAACGCATTCAAGGCAGTTAGAATTGCAGAGGCAATAATTGAAAGTAAATCCGCGATACAATCTGCTTTTGCACAAGGAATGAAGGTTGGTGGTCCAATTGGTGCATTCTTATTTGCAGGAGCGGCCGCGGCATACACGGCGGCACAGATCAATGCCATTAGGGCAACACAATACCAAGGCAGAGAAAGAGGTGGTCCAGTCAATCCAGGTCAAACTTTCTTGGTTGGTGAATCAGGTCCTGAATTATTCCGTCCTGCCACATCAGGATTCATAGATCCAGACACAAGTGGCTTTGGCGTAGGACAGGGAGCAACAATTAATTTCAATATCACAACGGTTGATGCCAGAGACTTTGATGAATTGTTAGCGACGAGACAAGAATTAATAATTAGTTTAGTCAATAGAGGATTAACAGAGAGAGGTAGAGCGAGGTTAATATAATGGCAGGCACATTTCCCACAGCAGGTTTCACTGCAACAGAATTAAAGAGTAACACAAATAGTAGATTGACAGAATCTATTAATGGCAAGACACAAAGATTAAAAATAGGTGCTCAATACTTTAGTTTGAAGTTGAAATCACCACCATTGACAAGATCCGCTTTCAATGAAATATATTCATTCATAATACAGCAGGATGGTCAGGTCGAATCTTTCACACTATCACCACCAGAGATCAGTTCAACTACAGGCACAATGACAGGAGTCATTACAACTGCCAACGTTACATCAGTTGATCCAGCGATGTCACAATCAGCAGGATCCACAGCGGTTGGAGTAACAGATGATGGCACACCATCAGGAACATTGAAAAAAGGTGATCTTATAAAGTTTAGTAATCACGATAAAGTTTATATGCTAACAGAGAATCTAACTTTAGCAAATGATTCGGCGGTCAAACAGATGTCGTTCCATCCACCATTAACAACCAGCATCAGTGGTGGATCAACAACTGTAACTTACAACAGCGTTCCATTTAAAGTATTTTTTACAACAGACGAATTAAGTTATGAGGTCCAAACAGATGGACTTTACAGATATGAAATAAGTGTGCGTGAGGAGATATAATGCCAAGAGATATACCAAAGGCACTCCAGGATAAGTTAGCCGCAAAAAAAGTATTTGTAGCAGACTTATTAGAATTTCATTTTTCAACTGCGTTGTATTTCACAACCACAAACATCAATCTATCTTTTGATTCACCAACAGCACCAGACAGCGGTGCCAATACCTATATAGCACAAGGATTATTCTTGAATTACAAAGACATAGTTGAAAATTCTGACCTTAGGGTTGGAACTTTGGATCTATCATTCACAGCGGTTGATCCAACAATGATAGCAGTTTTATTAAACAATGATTTCATAGACAAGAGGGTGGTCTTGTATAGAGCAGTTTTGCAGGACGATTATTCATTTACATCTGATGATGTTTTCACTATCTTTGATGGTAGGATATCAGGTTGGAGAATAACAGAATCAAAAAATAGTGCCAGTGTGGCGTTGTCTGTGGCAAGTTTCTTTGCAGACTTCAACAGAACAAATGGCAGAAGAACAAATCCGGCATCACAGAACCTACATTTCAGTAGTGACAAGGGTATGGACTTTTCACCACAAATAGTTAAAGACATAAAATGGGGGAGACCATAATGGAAATAAGAGAGATAAGAGAACAAGACTATGCTTCTGCAATTGAAGTAAGCAATAAGGCAATAAAAGAATTATATGGAGTTGATCCTGAAATGGATTTCAATTTCAAAATAAAAAATGTTTTCGTTACACCAGGAAATGTAACAAGGGCAATTTTTATTGATAAGATGTTGGTTGGCTTGTTTGTTTTAACTGAAGAAAGATATATTCATAACTCTAAAAAGAAATTGAATATTAATTTTTTCTACATATTAGGTGAATTTAGAACAAAAGAGAACCTGGACAACATATTTGAATACATTCAAAACTTTGCAGTGACAAACGGCAATGAAAAAATTGGTTTTGATTCGTCTTTACCTTTTTTTAGTAATCATTTAGTAGATAATTGGGACGTCAAACAACAGTCAATACATTTTGAGAAAGTATTATGATAAGAAAGAAACAAGGCATACACACAGCGATAGAAGGTTACTTCAGAGAGGCAAATGCAACTGACATTATTATAGTTGCAGATAAACTCCGAGAAGAAGACTGTAATACTATCAAATGGATGACAGACTTGCCTAACAGAGAAGCAATGAAGATAACTTGCAACGCAAGTTTAGAAAGTTATACCATTGTGGTTGATGGCAGACCTGTTGGAATGTTTGGTGTGGCAGGTAAAAAAGATATTGGACAGCCTTGGTTGTTGATGAGTGATTGGATGTCGGAGTTTCCACACCTTAAGAGAGAATTTTTAGTTGAATGTAGAAGAGTTATATTAGGGTTCAAACCAAAGTATAAAAAATTATTTAATTTTGTTTATCGCGACCATAAGGATCATATCAAGTGGTTGGAATGGTTAGGATTCAAGGTTAAAGATCTTTATCCTGAATTTGGACCACACAAGAAACCTTTTTATTATTTTGAAATGGAGAACAAATAGATGTGTTGTTTTGCAGGTGATACACAGATAAAATTAGCGAATGGTGAAACTAAAGCCATCAAGGATATAAGAGTAGGTGATCAGATCAAAGGTGCTAAAAAATTAAATCACGTAAAGAAGATACACACACCATTCTTGCATTTCAGAAAGAAATATAGCATCAACGACGGAGAGTATTTCACAACAGCGGAACATCCTTTCCAGACAACTGAAGGTTGGAAAGCAATCAAGCCTAAGAAAAAATGGTGGGATCCTGAAACTTGGTCAAATTGGTTTCATAATCACCAAGACCTTGACAACATTGGCCAATTGAAAGTTGGTGACAAGATTATCACAGAACTTGGCCAGATAGAGATTAAAAAAATCAAAAGCAGTTGGAATCCACTGAACTGGTTTGAAAAAGTTTATAACCTAACGTTAGACAACGACAACACTTACTACGCAAACAACTATCTTGTGCATAACAAAGGTGGTGGTGGAGGTGGTGGTATCATCAGCAGGGTGTTTAGTTTCATTGGAGATATAGTTGAAGGTGTCGTGAAGATATTCACTTCACCTTTTGGATTAGACCTTACTGTTCCGGAAGTTTCAGCATCACAGACAGAACAGATACAGGGTGTTTTATTAAACAAAGACTCAGGCATCACTAACATTCCTATTGTGTATGGAACAAGGATGGTCGGTGGGGCAAGAGTTTTCGTATCCACTGATGGAGCCAGCAATGAATATCTTTATGTGGCATATGTGTTATCAGAAGGACAGGTAGAAGGTTATACACAATTATTAATTGACGATATTGTGGTCACACCAAGCAGTTTTGCCCACGGTGTTGAGACAGGAGTTACAACAAGTCCATATTCAGACGAGAGTAGGTTGAAGGTGCAGTTCTTTGACGGCAGAGATGACCAAGTTGCAAGTTCATTACTGACAGGTGGAGCACCGGGTTGGACAAGCAATCACAGGTTAAGAGGTATTGCGTATCTTGCCTGTAGGTTTAGATGGAAGAAGATTGAAGACCAAGCAGATGCAGACAACAATCCATATGGAGGCGGTATTCCAAATGTTAAGGTAACTCTACAGGGCAGAAAGATATTTGACCTTACAGGTGCCTACACGGCACAGAACGTGGGATCATTCACAGGACAGACAGGCACATCATCAGGATTGTTGAACAGAAGAACAGAGACAGCAACAAGAGTTCATAGTGTGAGTAGCCAAAGTTCAAGCAACACTATTCAAGATGCTGGTGTTACTTTTACACTCAACCAAGAGGCACAGGTCAAGATAATACAAGAGATGAGCACACAGATTAGTGGAACACCTAATGGACTTGTAGATAACAGCATCAATTTCACTGTTGAAAACACAGGAACTGGTCAAACTGTGTTCAGTGACAGCGATAGCAAAGTCATAGGTAAATTTAGCAATTCCCAACCAACAGGCACGGCCAACTACAAAGCAAACTTATCGATCAATCAAACTATAATTTTGCCAGCGGGCAATTACAGATTCGGCGACGTCAACACGGTTACACACAGTGGCACAGTCACACGAAACACACAATATTACCTGAGTGTGCAGATAGAAGATGCACCAGTGCAAGAGGATCATACAACTTTGTATGCGAATGAAACTACTACACACAGCAACAATCCTGTAAATGTTTTAATGGATTATATGAGGAATCCAAGATACGGCAAAGGCCTAAGCAATGATGCGTTCCATTGGAACAGTTGGAGAAAGATGGCCAAACTCTGTGACCAAGTTGTAAGTTATACAAGTTCAACCACTGGCAAGGCATTCACTTGCGATGCTGTGGTAGAAACTTCAACAAGTATTATGAACAACTGCAAAATATTGTTAGTTGGATTCAGGGGTATTATGCCATTCACCCAAGGTGTGTTTAGATTGAAGATTGAAAACGCAGGTGACGATGACAACATTGAATCCATACCGTCAGATCCACCTGTCAGTTTCAGTGCCAACGAAGATAACATTGTGGGTGGCCTACAATTGATAGGAGACAACAAAGAAACAAAAGTCAATAGGGCAAGAGTAACGTATGTTGATCCAAGTGCGGATTATCAACCAAATGAGGTGATCTATCCTGACGATGGTTCAACTGATGACACAACTTTCTTGAATGAAGACAATGGTCAGAGGTTAGAAGCCACTTTAAGTTTGCCAACTGTTGCCAGCAGAGAACAAGCATTACAATATGCAGAAGTTTTTGTCAAAAGATCAAGGAATGCCAAACAGATACAATTTGCGACCACCATTGCAGGCTCAAATGTTGCGGTGGGTGACCTATGCAGGGTCACAAGTCCAAACATTGGATTGGATGGTCAATTTAGAATAACGGATATTAGATTAAATGCGGAAGGTGACATACAGGTAACAGGATTTGAACACCAACCAACAATTTATACCATAAATGCCAAGTCAGCAGACATAACAAGACCCACGTTGAACTTGCCAGACCCATTGACGGTTCCGGCACCAACTGGGGTAACAGTAACTTCAGGATCAACCAACCAAGCATCATCTGGCTATGTTGCGGAATCGAGAATGAACGTGACTTGGACAGCGGCCGCAGATCCATTCTTCAAAGAATATATCGTGCAGTATAAACTTGCCGCGGATTCAACTTACATTACAGCAGGTCT